CAAGAGTGTGATTGCGATTTTAGTACATCAGGTGATATTGTATTCTATCCTGAATATTTAGATTTCTATGAAAAAACTTATATTAAAGATCCTATGGAAAGAAGAGGTGCGGATCAAAACCTATGGGTTTGGGAATCACCTGATTACACCAGGGATTATATTGTAGTAGCAGATGTTGCTCGTGGTGATGGAAAAGATTACTCAGCATGTCACGTAATAGATGTTGCTAATAATGTACAAGTTGCCGAATATAAGGGCCAACTAGGAACTAAAGAATATGGTCATTTATTAGTAGGTTTAGCTACCGAATATAATGAAGCTATGTTAGTAATAGAAAATGCAAATATAGGATGGGCAACTATACAAGTAGCCTTAGATAGACAATATCCTAACCTTTACTATTCACAACGGGGTGATTCCCCCAGTTCAAATTCGTATTTTGATAAATATCAAGACCATTCAAAAATGGTAGCTGGTTTTACTATGTCTTCTAGAACAAGACCTATGGTAATAGGTAAATTCCAAGAATATATTGGTGATAAAGGTGTAACAATTCAATCAAAAAGATTGTTAGAAGAAATGAAAACCTTTATTTGGAGAAATAATAGGGCAGAGGCTCAAAGTGGGTATAATGATGATTTAGTAATGTCTTTTGGTATCGCTATGTATATTAGAGACACGGCATTAAAATTAAGCCAACAGGGGTTGCAAGCTACCAAAAGTGCATTAGGTGGTATGACAGTAAATAGAACAGAATATCAAGGAGGATATGGTTTCTCACAGGGATCCGATAACCCATATCACCATGACATGGGAGGACAAAAAGAGGATATTAGATGGCTTCTTTAGATAATATTTATAATAATAATAACAAATTATGGCTGATAAAAGTGTATTTACAAGATTAAAAAGATTATTTTCAACTGATGTAATAATTAGAAATGTTGGTGGTGATCAAATTAAAGTAATAGATAGTGGTAAAATACAATCTACAGGTGAATTAGAAACTAATTCATTAATGGATAGATATAATAGAATATTTTCAACTAGCCCCACCTCATTATATGGTGCTCAGTTTAATATAAATTATCAATATTTAAGACCACAACTTTATTCAGAGTATGATATAATGGATAATGATGCTATTATTGCATCCGCTCTTGATATATTAGCCGATGAATCAACTTTAAAGAATGATATGGGAGAAGTACTTCAAATTAGAAGTGCTAACGAAGATATACAAAAAATATTATATAACTTATTTTACGATGTATTAAATGTAGAATTTAATCTTTGGATGTGGGTTAGGCAGATGTGTAAATATGGTGATTTTTTCTTAAAATTAGAAATTGCTGAAAAATTCGGTGTTTATAATGTAATACCTTATACGGCATATCATATTGAAAGACAAGAAGGATATGATCCTAAAAACCCAGCAGCTATTAGATATAGATATGCTATGGATGGAATGGATAACATAAGTTCAGGTATGTATCCTGTACCTGGATCAACAGCTGGTAATTTAGAAAATGAACCAGGTATTTACTTTGATAATTATGAAATGGCTCATTTCAGACTAATATCTGATGTTAACTATTTACCTTATGGTAGATCTTATATTGAACCTGCAAGAAAATTATACAAACAATATGTTTTAATGGAAGATGCGATGTTAATTCATAGAATCTCTCGCGCCCCTGAAAAACGTATTTTTTATATGAATGTTGGATCAATTCCTCCTAATGAAATAGATGCATTTATGCAAAAAACTATTTCAAATCTAAAACGTACTCCACTTCAAGATGGTAAAACGGGTGAATATAATTTAAAGTATAACCAACAGAATATGTTGGAAGATTTTTATATCCCTGTTCGTGGAAATGATCAAACTACTAAAATTGAAACTACCCCAGGACTACAATATGATGGTATTCAAGATGTTGAGTATTTAAGAGGTAAATTATTTGCTGCACTTAAAATACCAAAAGCATTTTTAGGATATGAAGAAGATATTGAAGGTAAATCAACATTAGCAGCTCAAGACATTAGATTTGCTCGTACAATCGAAAGACTTCAAAGAATAATTATATCAGAACTAAATAAAATTGCTTTAGTACATTTATACACACAAGGATATACAGACGAAACTCTAACCAATTTTACACTACAAATGGCTAGCCCATCTATTGTGTTAGAACAAGAAAAAATTGAATTATTAAAATCAAAAACAGAACTATCAGCTCAATTATTAGAACAAGGTTTAGTACCCTCTGATTGGATTTATGATAATGTTTATCACTTTAGTGAAGACCAATATGATGAATACCGAGATTTAGCTAGACAAGATGCTAAACGTAAATTTAGGATTGACCAAATAGCAGCAGAAGGAAATGATCCACAAGAAACTGGTAAATCATACGGAACACCACACGATTTAGCTTCATTATATGGTGCTGGAAGAACGATGTCAGACCCAGGTAATGTACCTGATGGTTATAATGAAGATGATCCAAAATTAGGAAGACCTCAAGATACGGTTACTAGTAGAAATAAACAAGATTCTAATTTTGGTAAAGACCGTTTAGGTACTCAAGGTATGAAAGGTAAAGACAAAAATGATTCTAACTCCCTACGTAATAACTTTAAAGGAGGAAGTCCATTAGCACTTGAAGGTGCCAAGTTATCTTTTCAACAAAATAAACTAATGTTCGAAGCTTTAGATAAGAAAAATTTAGTATTCCAAGCAGATAAGGACGATAGTAACCTATTAGATGAAAAACAATTAAAGGAGTAATATCCTCCTCATATTTATAAATAAATATATTCTTTGATGAAAATTAAACACTCAAAATACAAAAACACAGGAATTCTTTTTGAATTGTTAGTGCGCCAAATAACAGCAGATACCTTAAAGGGTGGCGATTCTCCGGCGATTGATATTCTTAAAGAATATTTTATTAAAACTAGCTTAGGTAAGGAATATAAATTATACGAATCAATATTAAAGTCTAAAGTCTTAAATGAAGGTAGAGCATCTATGGTTCTTGATACTATATTAGAAGCTTCAACTAAATTTAATAGAACTTCTTTAAAGAAACAAAAGTATAATCTAATTAATGAAATTAAGAAACATTATAATTTAGAGTCATTTTTTGGTTCTAAAATATCAAACTATAAAGAATTAGCTGCTTTGTATACATTAATAGAAAACTCTAATTCAACTTCACTATCAAACCCAAATCAACTGGTTGAAAATAAGGTTACATTATTAGAGCATTTAACACAAAAAGAAATACTTGATCCTAATAACCTAACAGTATTAGAAGAATTTTCTGGGTATGATAAAGATGTAAGAACTCTTACCTACAGAATTTTGTTAGAAAAATTTAATGATAAGTATGATAAGTTAAGTAACGACCAAAAACAAGTACTTAAAGAATACATCCATTCTGTGGATTCTACTCCGGATTTAAGAAATTTTTATAATAATAAAATAAAATTATTAAGATCCACATTAGTTAAAGAATCTAAAAATATCAAGGATAAAGCTACTAAAATTAAAACAATTGAAATAGCAAAATACTTAGTAGAATTGAAAAAAACAGATAAAGTTGGAGACAATAACTTAGTTGATCTGTTACGTTATTATCAATTAGTAAACGAAATACAGACAGCAAATGGCAAAAAAATATAAAATTAAAGAATTTGAAATTGGTGATGTAAAGGTTGCAGATGGAGTTAAATCCACTGTTACCGATATTGATTCTACTACAGGAGCTATATCTTGGTCTATTGCACAAGTACCTAACATAGATAGATTACTTGACGAATCAGAAGATTTAGTTGCTACGGCTAAAGGTGTTTATACTAAAGTTAAAGACGATAAAAAGTTTTTAGATATTTACCAACAAGCAAAATCTCTTAGAAACGTTATACGAACTCATGTTAGAAATAACTACCCAGAAGAATATAAAAAATCTAGAGGGGTAAATGAAGCTCCCGCTTTTCAATGGAGAAAGGCTAATTCACCTGCAGGCGATACTTTAAAAGATTTAGTACCTAGAAAGGTAGGTACCTCTACAGTCCAAGAAGATGATATTAACGAAGAAAGTTCTTCTGTTTATAAAACACTTGTTGATTTAATATTAAATGCAAAATCAAGATATCCAGTCTATTACAACACATCAAGAGGATGGGTTAATGTAGGTGGAACAGGGTATCAAGGTGGAGATTTAGTTACTATATTTAAAGCAAAACAAGGACAATCAACAAACATTAAAAACGTATTTTATAAAGCAGCACAAACCCCTGATGA